TGCGCCCGCATCGAGCAAGCAGTAGGCCAAGGCAAGTTATTCGCGCCAGAGCCCGTCAAGCAAGAGCAAGGGGCGCTGATATGAAATGCGCCCATTGCATCAACCTAGACACGACCACGCACGAACGCCACGCAGCACTAGGTTTCGGCCGGTGCAAGGTCGCGCCGATAGCCACGTTCGTGAGCCTGACGCGGGACATGGAGTGCAGCAAGTTCGAGCAAGCCATCGATTCGGTCATCGAGTCAAGGCGGGCAGATTGGAAGAAACGGAAGCAAGCGCAAACGTCCGGCGCTTAACGGGCGAATCAAAGGAAATGAAAATGGAAAACAACGCAATCGAAAAAGAAATCCAAGCCAAGGGACTGACTGCACCAAGGGTTACGCCGGCTGACATCGAGGCGAACATCGAAAGCGAGCACTACTTCACCGCATCTGATGGTGTGGCTGGCAGCGCTCCCGGCGCTCGGCCATGGTCGGTGAAAACGGGGCCGCTCTCGCTGCTGACCTTCTGCGTACTGGTCCTGCGTAACGGCTTCACCGTGACCGGTGAGTCTGCCTGCGCCAGCCCGGAGAACTTCAACGCCGAGATCGGTAACAAGATCGCACGTCAGAACGCGGTGGCGAAGATTTGGCCGCTGATGGGCTACGAACTGCGCAGCCAACTCAATCAAGTGGAAGTCTTCCCATGAAACTCAACCGCATAGAAGCCGAAATCCTCGCCTACCTGCAAGCCTCAGCCGGTCAGCGATTCGAGACGCAACAGATTGCTACCCATTTCGGCGTATCGCTCCGCAGCATACGTGGAACGCTGCATTCGCTCGAAAGCAAAGAGCGCATCCACTCGCACCAACCATCACGCGCAGCGGTGCAATGGTACGCAGAGGGCAAGCGGGACGGCAGCCCGATAGTCGAGCCGAGGGAGGTATTCAAGCGCGGGCAGGAGTTGCGGCCTGATCCGCTGTTCATTGAGCGCGTGGCTGATGCTAGAGCGCATCGGGCAGCGTTCCCGAGCAAGTTTAACTAGCCATGACACACGAAGATCGCCTATTTGCCGAACTAGCCCGCATCGGCAAGCCAAGGGACAGGGCGATGGAATGGAAGTACTACCGTGACCCAAGTCTGCACATCAAATTTGAACGCGAACAGGGAGGTCGAATGCAGCGAGACATAGACGCGACGGAAGCTGTTTTACTCAGGTGGGCAGACTGGATGCGGCGCTCGGAGGGCATATCCGAAGGATACCCGGCCAAAGCGTCGGGCAACTTCATTGCTTCCTGGCGCAAGGACAGCGAGGACGAGCAGGAAGCCGCTGACGGGTACGAGATGGGCAAGGCCAATGCAGCGGTCGATAGCCTAGTTCAAGCCCACCAGCGCATGATCTACAAGCGGTTCAACCTTGGCTACACTGTATGGCGCTTCGAGAACGAGGATGCGCTATACACTGCGGCCAAGGTGAGCTTCGGCAGGAAGTATTTTTCGCGGTGAAAATAACGCTTGCAAGGTGCGATTCTTTCATCTACTCTGGTTTCTGTCCACCTTGCACGTCTATACGAAACGTAAGCCACCCTAACCGGTGGCTTTTTGCGTTTACGTCTCAACAAACACGATATGTCGGGTTGAACCATCCGGAAATGCCGGAGAGTTATCAGGAAAGGCGATTGAGTCCAGACCGCAATGCTGGATGGGGCGATGAAGCGCGGACATTCTAGAACGTGCCGCGATAAGCCGCCGAGAAACCAGTCGCCTTCCTTGATAGCCACATTAACCGCGCATCACGCGCTGTAACGCAGCATCTATAACCGCCCCGCCTCCTTAACCGGACAGCGGGGCTTTTGCATTTCTGAGTACCTCACTCCTGCCAAGAGATGAAAAAACCACAAAAGCCACTCAAAAGCGAACGCACCAAACGCACCTATGTTGTCGGCAAAGGATGGGAGCCGTCCGAAGCCGAAAAGAAATGGAACGCCAGAGTAAAGCGCATTGATGATGTGCGCCGAGAGATTGCCAATAACAAGGATGACCGGATCGCCAGGAAGTTACGGGCAGAGGGCTACTTAGAGAAAGCATTCGCTTGGCATAAGCGCAAGTCAGAGCCAGCGAAGGACTTCTACCAGTCAGAGGCATGGCTAAAGACGCGATACGCCGCGCTGATTAAGTACGATGGCCGGTGCGCCTGTTGTGGCGCGAGTTCCGCAGATGGGATCAAACTGCACGTTGACCACATCAAGCCGAGGTCAAAGTTTCCAGAGTTGGCGACGGACTTGGGCAACATGCAGGTTCTTTGTGAATATTGCAACATATCAAAATCAAACATAGACAGCACCGATTGGCGCAAGACGCCGCTTAGTTCGCTCGACTTCAAAAGCATGGCTGGCGAGTATTCGGACACAAACCTATCCGCTTTTCTGAGCAGCCTCTAATTACTCTGGCAGGAGTATCGTCTGGCTCCGGACGCTAAATGGGCATCAAATCTCATCCCTCCCCTGGGACTTGCCCGCCCGTTCACAAGACGCGGCGGGCTTTTTTATTGCGTACCGACTTCCAGCGGCTTCTGGATGCAACCAACTTCCGCTAGACGGATGCGAAATCATGGATGAGCCAAGCAACGAGCCTAAAGTAGGCGTAAATACCGGCAACGCAGGCAAAGGCAGGCCGAAGGGCGCGAGCAACAAGGTCAACCGCGAAGTCAAGCAGATGATCCTTGACGCGCTAGAGCTTGCTGGTGGCGTTGAATACCTTGTAGACCAAGCCAAAGAGAAGCCAGTCGCATTCCTGGCGCTTGTCGGCAAAGTGCTGCCGCTGCAAATCAATGGCGCAGGCGAGGACGGCGAACACCTGCACCGCGTTGAGAAGATCGTGCGCACCGTAGTTGATCCAGCAGCATGAAGTATTGCAAGCGGTGCGAGCAGTCGAAAGATGTGGATTGCTTCGCCAAGAACGGAAAGATGGGGCGGCATCCTGTCTGCAAGCTGTGCCGCGCTGAGATTGAACGCGAACGCAGGCTGGCCGATCCAGAAGCAATAAGGGCGCTAGAGCGTGCACGTCATGCTGCGAACCCGGCCATCAAAAAGGCGGCTATTCGTCGCTATTACGAGGCCAACCGCGATGCACTTATTGCTAAGACCAAGGCAGCATCGCTATTGCGGCGCGAGGAAATAGCAGCATCAAAGGCTGTTTATCGCGCAGCAAACAAAGACCGAATCAGGGAGTGGAACGGTACTCGCCGCGCACAGCATCGCCAGGCTATGCCAGTTTGGGCTGACCGAAAGGCTATCGCCGCGATATACAAGCAGGCTTCAGAAGCGTGGAAGCAAACCGGCATAGCGCACCACGTTGACCACATTGTTCCGCTGTCGCACAAGTATGTTTGCGGGCTTCACGTTCCAGCCAATTTGCAGGTTCTAACTGGCAAAGAGAACATGGAGAAGCGCAACAAGTTTGCCGTATGAACGAGATTGAGATCGAAACGCCGCGATGGTTTGTTCCATTGCTGGACGATGCCCGATACAAGGGCGTTTATGGTGGGCGGGGTAGCGGCAAGTCGCACGCAATGGCCGAGTACGTTGTAGAGCGATGCTTGATGGCAAAGACGGATGTGGTCTGCATCCGCGAAGTCCAGAAGTCGCTGTCCATGTCGGTTAAAAAACTGATAGAGGACAAGATCGAGTCGTTTGGTGTTGGGTCTTTGTTTGAAGTGCAGCGGGACAAGATCATTACTCCGAATGGTGGGGTGATCGTGTTCTCGGGTATGCAAAACCACACAGCCGAGTCGATCAAGTCGTTAGAGGGCTTCGACATAGCATGGGTCGAAGAAGCGCAGTCACTGAGTCAGCGAAGCCTAGACCTTCTGCGCCCAACAATCCGCAAAGAGGGCAGCGAGATACTTTTTACTTGGAACCCTAACCAAGAGACTGATCCTGTTGATCGGTTCTTGCGGGGTTCTGAGGTTTATCCTGGCTCAATCGTTGTGCAGGCGAACTACAAGGACAATCCTTGGTTGCCGGATGTTCTACGCAATGAGATGGAGTACGACAAGCGGCGCGACCCTGACAAATACGCGCATATCTGGCTTGGCAAGTACCGGCAAAACAGCAACGCAAGGGTATTCCACAACTGGACGGTCGAGGAATTTGAGCGCCCACCAGGCACGATTCACCGGCTTGGAGCAGATTGGGGCTTCAGCGTTGACCCTAGTGTGCTGGTTCGCTGCGACATAGACGGCAAGCGGCTCTACGTTGACCACGAAGCGTATATGGTTGGCTGCGAGATTGACGCGCTACCGGCGCTGTTTATGTCTGTGCCTGAAGCGGAGAAATGGCCGATTGTGGCCGACTCAGCGAGGCCGGAAACGATCAGTTACATGAGGAAGCACGGCTTCCCGAAGATTATGTCGGCGGTCAAGGGCGCAAGGTCGCTGGAAGAGGGCGTTGAGTTCCTGAAGTCGTTTGACATTGTGGTGCACCCACGCTGCACGCATCTGATCGACGAACTGACGCTGTACAGCTACAAGACCGACCCGCTAGACGAGTCGAAGATACTGCCGATCCTTGCGGATAAAGACAATCACTGTCTTGTCGCCGGAACGATGGTCGAGACGATGGCTGGCAGTAAGCCAATTGAATTAATCGAAGTGAGTGATCGCGTTTTGACCCGCAGCGGATACAAGCGCGTGACGTTTGCTGGGGTTACGGACGTTAATCGGTCAGTGGTTCGTGTTGTTACGAGCGCAGGCGAAGTTGTTTGCACGCCGGATCACAAGGTTTATACAAGCAACAAAGGCTTTATTCGCGCCGACGCTCTAAGTTATAATGATGAGGTGTTAACCCTTATCGAGAGCGCGCAATGTCAGAAACTTACGAATACAAAGGCAAGGTTTACCGACGCTATCCTGAAAGCGAGAGAAGGTCTGATCGCATCTATTTCAAGCGGTCTTTCGCTGGCGGGACGGCATGGCTTCACCGTGAAATTTGGTCGGACGCTAACGGGCAGATTCCTGCTGGGCATCACATCCATCACAAGGACGGGAACCCCGATAACAATGGCCTTGAAAACCTTGAATGCTTGTCGCCAAAGGGTCACGTTGGAGAACATGAGTGGACTCCTGAGCGCCACGCATCACAAGAGCGGCTGCTTGATCGCATCAGGCCACTCACTAAGGCTTGGCACGCAAGCGCAGAAGGCATTAAGAAGCACAGAGAAATTGGAGCGCAGGCATACAAGCAGTTTGTTCCATCGCCTAAATTGTGCGCTCAGTGTGGCGTTAGCTTCTTGCCGAAAAAACTTGGCAATGTTGATTTGTTTTGTTCAAACAAATGCAAAGCTGCGTTCCGTAGGGCGTCCGGCGTTGATGACGAGCAGCGTGAATGCAAACAGTGCGGAGCTATTTTCACCTGCAATAAATATCGCAAGCAAAAGGTTTGCTCCGGCGCTTGTTCTAACCGTTACAGAAGCAGGAACAGCTGACAAGGTTTATGACCTGACGGTAGAGGATCAGCACGAATTCTTTGCTAACGGCGTACTGGTTCACAACTGCATTGATGCGCTGCGCTATGCCTGCGAAGGTGCGCGACGGTCAATAGGTCGCAAGATCATTCCATCGACACCAAGGGCAAACACACATTCCGGCGCTACTAGCTGGATGGGCTAATCAATGGCAAAAACACCTGATCCGACCGCAGACGAGAAACTAGTCGAGGAATGTCACGACGAGTTCAAGCGTTGCGAAGATCGTGAGTCCGACGCACGCACGAAATGGCGGGCAGACCTGCGCTTTGCCAATGGCGACCCTGACAACGGTTACCAGTGGGACGAAAAGATGCGGTCGCGTCGTGAGGCTGACAATCGCCCATGCCTGACGATCAACAAGGTGAAGCAACACAACCGCCAGATCACGAACGATGCGCGGCAGAACAAGCCTAGCGTTCGCGTCTACCCAGTGGACGATGGCGCAGACCGCGAGACAGCCGACATATTCAACGGGATCATCCGGCACATTGAGGCCAATTCCAACGCTGATACGGCTTACGACACGGCTGCGGAGTTCGCTGTCGATGCAGGACTCGGCTATTGGCGCGTGACGACTGACTACGCGGCTGATGACTCGTTCGACCAGGAGATATACATCAAGGCGGTTGCAAACCCCTTGAACGTCTACCTTGGCCGACATGTTGAAGCTGATGGCTCGGACGCTCGCTGCGGGTTCATCTTCGAGGACATGCCGAAGAAGGAGTTCGAGCGCAAATATCCCGATGCGGATACTAGCGGATGGTCTGATAACGCCGTGACCGATTGGATTGGCGAAGATACGGTGCGGGTGGCCGAATACTTCAAGATTGTCGAGGACGAGGACACGCTGTGCGCTGGCCCTGATGGGCAGACGTTCAAGCTATCCGAGGTGACCGACAGGGAAATGCTCAAGGCTATCAAGGCCGACGAGTCGATCAAAAAGCGCAAGGTATCGGTACGCAAGTGCAAGTGGTACTTGGTCGCAGGCGATCAGATCATTGACCGCAAGGATTGGGCAGGCAAGTACATTCCAATCGTTCGCGTGATCGGTGAGGAAGTCGAGATTGACGGCAAGGTTGACCGCAAGGGTCACACGCGGGCGATGAAAGACGCTCAGAGGATGTACAACTTCTGGACGACTGCTGCGGTCGAGTTCGTTGCATTGCAGGGCAAGCAACCGTATATCGCTGGCTCAGAGGCCATTGCAGGCCACGAGGAAGAATGGGCGAACCTGAACACGTCCAATAAGCCTTACATCCCTTATAACAGCGTGGACGAGGCGGGCAATCAGATACCGCGTCCTGAGCGCCAGCAACCGCCCGTCATGGCTCCTGCTTACATGACTGGCATGCAGGTAGCCAGCGAAGAGATGAAGATGGCTAGTGGGCAGTACGATGCCTCTATGGGCGCGAAGTCGAACGAGACTAGCGGGCGGGCAATCATGGCTCGGCAGCGCGAGGGCGACAACGCCACGTTCCACTTCATCGACAACGTTGCCCGCGCTATTCGGTACACCGGCAAGATATTGGTTGACCTGATACCGAAGATATACGACACCGAGCGCGTTGTTCGCATCCTTGGCGAAGATGGCAAGGAAGACAAGGCGCAGATCAATCCCAACCAGCCGCAAGCAATGTCCGAGCAGCAGGACGAAAAGGGCGAGATTCAGAAGATCTACAACCCGTCAGTCGGTCGCTATGACGTAATCGTTGCAGTCGGCCCAAGCTACAGCACGAAGCGGCAGGAAGCATTCCAGGCACTGACCGAGATGACGAGCCGCAACCCGCAATTGATGGCGGTGGCTGGTGACTTGATTATGAAAGCCGCCGACTTCCCAATGGCCGAGCAACTTGCCGAGCGCCTTGAAAAGACGCTTGCACCTGAGTTGCGCGACGAGAAGGAAGGCCAAGAGGCTATCCCGCCACAAGTCAAAGCGCAGATGCAGCAAATGGAGCAGGCATTGCAAAACGCATCGCAGATGGTCGATGAATTGGAAGCCAGCGCGAAGGATAGCGGCATCGAGAAGGACAAGCTGCAAGTGGAGCGCGTCAAGGCCAACACAAGCGCCTACGATGCCGTGACGAAGCGTTTAGCCGTACTCAAGAAGCTATTGCAGCCCGAGGAAGTGGCGGGGCTTGTCGCAGAGACGAAGCGCGAAGCAATGGAACAGCCTGACCCCGGCATGTCGCCAAGTCAAAGCATGGGCGTGCCGGAAGCGCCGCCTGATCCGATGCAAGCCGAACAAACACAAGCGCCTCAGGGCGCTTTTTTAACGCCTGAAGGATTCCCGCAATGACCACTGACACCTATCCGCTGACCTCATTGCCTGCGCTTGAGGCTGAAGCAATCACGCCGCACGCATCGACGGGCTTCTCCACGACTGCACGCGGCATCTATGTCGGCGTATCGGGCGACATTGTTTTGGTCACGCCATCGGGCGCTGCACTGACGTTCAAGAACGCGGTAGCCGGAACGATCATCCCTGTGCGCTGCATTCGGGTGAATGCGACCAGCACGACCGCAACCAACCTGATCGCGCTGTTCTGACATGCAGATCGGCATAAACCTGTCGCTGACCAATGGCGGCAGTAGCAACGGCTTTTCCATTGATGACACGACCAATGGAACGCTGATCCTCAATTTCGTTGACCGCCCACCTGATTTCACGCTCTCTCTCAATTTCCTGACCGAGCAGTATCAGATATGGGAAGTGGACACGACGATTGCCGGCGAGATCGGCTACTACCAAATCAAGGTCTGACATGGCTCTCGTCTACAAAAACCTCGCCGATATCGTCACCCTCTCCCGCGCATCGGCCCGCACGCGCACGAACTCAGCCGGTGTGCTGACGACGCTCGCATCGGGGATATTCGGGATTGACTACGATCCAAGCACGCTGACGGTTCGCGGGATGCCGGTGGAGGAACAGCGGACGAATATTCTATCCCGGTCAACAGATACAACATTATGGACGCAGGCCGAGATTAGCGAAGATGGTTCTGTTACTGCCCCAGACGGCACTACCGTTCCCATCTGGCTTGCCAATGGCGTTGCGGCATCACATAGGCTGACGAGAACAGGGACAGGAGGCGCAGCAGGAAATACGGATCACGCACCATCTATCTTTGTCCATGTCCCGTCTGGCAGCGACGTGACGCGGCTCTTTCTCCGGGCGCGGGCAGGGAGTGATGGTTCAAGCGTCATTATCCTTGTAGCGGGATCAGGGGCGGGGGCAACATTTACATATGTGAGCACCGGCCCTTTTGGTACAAACCCACCAGCATCGTTTGGTGCGGGGGATTTCCATGCCGAGTATTGGGGAGGGGGTTGGCACAGGATTTGGTACAAGTCGGCCCTGTCATCAATCACTACTGCGGCCAGTCAGTTAGACATAGCGTTTTCTCCGTCTGGGACTGAAAACACGGCGGGCACAGTCAACACCCGCGCTGCCTTCTGGCAGGGCCAGCTTGAGCAAGGATCGTTTGCGAGTAGCCCCATCCTGACGACCACAGCCGCCGCAACCCGCCTAGCCGACTCGCTGACGATTGGCACGCTCAGTCCTTGGCATAACGCCGTGGAAGGTACTTGGTACGTTAAGTTCATTCCGATGACCATTTCTGCAAGCACGTTCCCAAGGCAGATCAGTGCTAACGACGGCACGGTCAACAACAATATTCGCATTGGCATATCCGGCTCTACTGCGTTCTCTGGCGCTGTGACTACTGGCGGTGTAGCGCAGGCCGCGATTACAGCGGGCACGCCAACGGCCCTCACCGTTGCGAAAGTTGCGCTGTCGTACAAGGAAAATGACTTCCAAGCAGCCGCAAACGGGACGCTTGGCACGGCTGACGTTTCCGGCACGGTTCCTACCGTAACAGGTGTTTATCTTGGGCGTGATCCGTCCGGCGTGTACTCGAATAGTTGGCTGCAGCAGGTGATCTACTACCCCGCCGTCAAGAACACACAGACCCTCACGGCCTAATCATGATAACCACCTACTACCTGCAAGCCGCTACCCAAGCCGCAATCCTCGCAGCCTTGGAAGCCGCTGGCCTAGCGCAAGCCGTACCCGAGCAGACGCAGACGATAGCGGAGCATCAAGCGCAGCACTTTGTTGACGTTGATGACGCACTCAACGCCGTGTTGATTGATCTGTACGGGCGGGAACCGGTGCAGATAGAGCACGAGGGCGCTGCGTACTTTTGTGATGGGGTCGGCTACATGACGCTCGAAACGGTCACTGTGCCTGAGCAGACATTCACCACGCCCGCCTACCTCGCCAAGACCGAAGGCGTGCATATCGTTGACGTCGGCACGATCACCAAGAACACCGGCGGCACGGATGACGAACCGATCATGGAAACGCTGCCCGGCTATCACGTCAACCTGCACTTGGACGAGCGATACGGCGACATCAGCGACGAGCAGCGGGCGATGCTGCCGATTATTGCTGCGCCGAAGAATCCGGTAAGCGTGCTGGCCTAACAAACAAGTTTCAAGTTTCACCGAACCGACTGGAGCAATCCACGGCGGTTTTTTTACGTCCGTTACCGGCGACATGCACCGGGCTAAATCTCCTTGGATGACTCCATGACTGAAGAAGTGCAAGCAGCGACTCCGGCTGAGCCAATTGGCGAACAGGTGCAAGCGGTCGAGCAGGAATCAACGCCAGAAGCGACCACTGAGCAGACGCAGGATCAACTAACCGAATCGCCCGAGGACAAGGCAAAGAAGGAGCCTTGGTTTCAGAAGCGCATCGGTGAACTGACCCGCGAGAAGTACGAAGCGAAAAGAATGGCTGAAGCATCTGCAAACGAGGTAGCGCAGTACCGCGACTACGTTGCAAGGCTTCAGCAA